GTAAGAGAAAGCACCCCATGCTATAATGGATTTGCCGGAGGCTTTCTCTGGTGGTTGATAACCGTAACCTGTACTTGTCGAGGGTGCCAGGTTGCGGTTATTTCTTTGTTTTGGCATATTGCATCTCGATTCCCATGCGGACTACTTGGGAGCGGTTCATTCCGCTTTCCTCGCAGCACCTGTCCAACTTTTGCAGCGTGCGCTCGTCAAGCCTGACACGGAGCACATAGTCTTTGGGATTGTCGGTCAGCTTTGTGCCCTTCTTTAAGCCAGCCATTTTACACCTCGCTTTCTTTGTGGCTACAATCAAAATTATAGCTTGTTGCCACAAAGTTGTCAACACTTTTTCGCGCATATCTTGATTTCGCGCATATCTTGATATTATTATCTTGATGGCATAACGCCTAATTGTGTTAAAACTTTTTCACGGTTTACCAAGGTTTACCACGCTCTTTTTGGCTTGACAACAACAAGCGTATTACATATAATGAGGGTGGAAGAGGATGATTTCTGAATGAGACGTGTGACGGTTCCGACACGTCGGTAAAATAAAAACTGACCGAGCGATGATGTCGTGTGACGGCTCTGACACGACGGTAAAATAAAAACTGGCCGAGTGGAATCATCCTGCGGGGAGGGGCGCGTCCCTCCCCGCTTTCCTTTTGTATTGGGGTGTCGAAACATGGATTATATTGCAGAAATTTACAACCTCTCGGCCAAATTCTATGCAGATTATCCGCATAGCAAATACCCGGAGATACTCACAAAACAGGGACGCCCTTATTCTTGTTTGCTGGTCGAATACATGGCCGATATTTTTATTTGTATCCCTTTCCGAACAAATGTGCACCACAAATATGCTTACCACTTCAAAAATTCCGCACGCTCGAGGAGGAGCCATTCAGGCCTTGATTACACCAAGGCCGTTCTGATTAAAAATGCAGACTACCTCGACCTGAACGCTTGTGCGGTTGTAGATCAGGATGAATACAAAGAAGCAATCACCAATCTGTCCCGAATAACAAAGGAAGTGTTCTCATATATTTATGATTATCGGGATGACTTGCTCGGATTAACTCCGCTCCACCCAAGCGAATGGAAGCGCCGATATGGGATGTCTACGCTTCCGTATTTTGACAGCTTGCTGAAAGAGTGTGCAGCACACATAAAAACAACCCCCGAGCCATAAGGCCCGGGGGTTTGCTTATGCCCAAGGATTAGTTTTTGCCTTGGGCCAAAGAATGTTGAACAGTACAATTTTCTCGGCGCGTGAGTAGCCGAGCTGGTCAAGGAAATAGATGTCGTTAGATTGGCTTCTGGTCTCCATGTTAGAGCGGATGGCGTTCAGCTTTGCATACTTCGCCACAAGGTCATATCCACCGGCTTCGTACACCTTATCGACTGTATCGCCAGATGCATGGTTCATGTACTGCCGCGCCTGCTCTTCCGTGCTCATCCCTTCAATCCCGAAGATCGTACTGTACAGTTCACCGTTCGACAGCCGAGCGTCTTCCTCGCCCGTATCTTCGCGCTTCATTTCGGTGGCTTGGCTGATATAGCTGTCGCCCACCAGATACGGAACGACTTGCTCCGGGTCATCCTGCCAGATCTGATACAGCTTATTTTCCGTCTCATAGTCCGGCAGCACTTCCCCGGCACCGATGTGGTTTGCCAACGTGTAGAGCGACGGCAGTATCTCCGCCTGCGTTTCCTGCGGCAAAAGAGTGAACATCGGGTTGTTGAGCAGGTCTCCCACCATTTCGTATGCCGCCTCGCCGCGCGCCACAGAAAAATCGTGGTACTGCTCGGCGTCAAAGTACACGTTGGAGCCGTCCTGCTTCACATATTTCGGCGCATTGGTGGGAAGTATCTCGCTTACGCCTGTCGCGTCATACAGGGACTGAAGCTGCTGGTCAACCTCGGTCATGTTCGGAGCGGAGTAGAATCCAGGTGAAAGCGTGTTATATGCGAGCCTTCCGAGGAAGTTTCCGCCCACGTTCTCCTGCTCTCTGCCCCACGGGTCAACATAGGCCTCATTTGTCATAGACGCGCCGGGGACTTTGTTCTCCAACGAGTTGAGGAAGTACCCGGCGTCCCGCTCGAACGGTGTATCGCCGCCACCATAGCTTTGCCTGCGCATGGGGTCAACACTTCTGGCAACCTGTCCGGCAATGGTCGGGACAAACTGGCTTGCGTAATTCTTTGCAAGCTCCCCGCCGATGGCCGTCATGGCGGAAAAAGGCACTTCCCTGTCTGCATATCTCACGGATTCCAGAATCCCGTTAAGGCCCTGCAACATGGTCGTATCGAGAACAGGCTCTCCGATTTGGGGGAGGGCGGAGATGAAATCCAGAAAGCTGAATTTCCCTTCTTCTCTGATTTGCTTTCCGAGCTCTGCGCCCGCAAGGAGCGGCATGGAAGCCGGGGCGAGCCAGTCGAGCGTATATGTGCCCCAGTCACCGAGATCGAGCGCATAGTCCTGCTTGCCCGTCATGGAATCAAAATCAGACGTTTCATCGGAACTCTTCCCTCGGGCAAGCCCATAATATCCCATCAGCCCGCCAAGAGCCATAATTCCCGTGCCGGTAAGGCCGGTTGCGAATTTGTCTATAAACTCGCTTGCGCTAATGCGCCCTGTTTTGACTTGGTAAATCCCTCTCGTGAGTGTATCCAACAACCCGACTGGGCTGTACCGCAGGCCCTGCTTTGCGATATTGACGGGCGTTCTTGTAAACGGGATTGCGGCATCCGCAACGAAGCCAAGCCCCTTCACGTCGCGAGCCTTGTTGAGGAAGTCTGCAACCGCACTGTACTCATGGAATGTAGTCCTGAACGCGCTGTCCTTTGCAACCTCTGCCGCCTCTTCCAGCACCGCAAGGCTCTTTGCGTCAGTAGCGTTGAAAATACTCGCGTCATAGCCTTTGGCTTTTAAGTAGGACGCCATGCGGTTTGCAAAATTGTTCTGGATACCGCCCAGCGCCCACTTGCCTGCCGCCCCTCTATCGTCGGCTGCGGAGAGCATTTTGCGCGCGAACTCGCCCATTTTGCCTTCGCTGTTCGCAAACGGTTCCAGCATACCCACAACGCCTCGGAAGTCGGAACCTTCCAACGCGGCGTTGTTTCCCTTCCGCAGGTTTTCGAGCCACCCGGTTTTGAATATGCGCCGTCCGCCCTCAATACCTTTTTCTACATTGAAACGGCTGTTCTGCGACAGCTGCCGGTAGAGCACATCGTTGGCGTATTGATATGCAGCTCCGCGCAATGCACGGTCCTGTTCACTGCCGACGCTAAGCGTCGCTCTTGTCCTGTTGCCCTCGGAAAGGAAGAACCCTTCAATTTTGGCGGCGAGATTTTCTTTAATGCGGGAAACGCCGTCCATGACCACGTTGCCGATGTTGTTACGCCCATGGGTGCGGGTGTTAAACAGCATTGCCAGGTAGCGCCACGCAGACACCTTGTCTGCAAATTTTGCCGGTGGCGCAATCGCGTCCGCCAGCACAGAATATACCTGATTTTCAATGTCCACTCTGGCACGGCTGTTCGGCGGGAGCTTTTCGGCCTCAAACAGCAACTCATCCACCCGCTGGATCACATCGGCGTCGATGTCCTCAAATCCACCGGCGAACTCCAGAAGTTTGTCGTAATACGCCTTCTGGCGCTGTCCGGTCATAATGTCAGCGGCAAGCCGCGCGGCCTGCTCTTCGGTCACGTCAAGGTTTCTTGCATTCGCAATTCTTTGGATACCCGCTTTGACCTCATCCATGCCGACGGCAAGCCCAGATCGGGTACCGTTCATCACCTCATCAGCATATTGTTCGAGGTCTTTTGCCATGGCCTCGTACTGCTTGGCACGGGGCTTATGCTGTTTCGCCCACTTCTCTGTCTTTTTCGCCACATACTGTTGCATGCGCGTGATGACATTCTCGGTGGACAAAGGCTCTCCCTTGAACTGCTGCAAGTCCAAGCCAGCCTTGGAGGAATGCGCGGCGATTTCCCTTGCCCAGTTGTTGTACCGGCTCTTTGCAAGGTCATAGTCTACCGTGCCGGGTTCGAGGTTCACATAGTCCTGCTTCAGCCGCTCACGAACAACTTTCGCGGTTTCAATGTCAGTAGCACCCCATTCTTCTCCAACGTCGCGCAGCCTGCGCATTTCGTTGTCGAGGCCTTGCCGCGCGTCACCGCCAGCCTCTGCAATGGCGATGTCGATATTCGCCTCTGCGTCAGCTCTTGCTTCTGCGTTGGTGTAGCGGATATGTGTCTTGTTGTCCTGCGGGCCGAGGTCTTGCGCGTGCTGTGCGTCCAGCCCAGAGAGGGTGTCGCGCTGGTTAGCAATGTCACGAGTGGGCACTTCCTGTCGGGCATACTGTGCGCGTTTTGCACCAATGCTTTCCGGCGGGAGAGTACTCCCACCTGCACCACGTCCAGCCTCGATAAGGCTATCACGATAAGCAAGCGCCTCGTCGTAGTCCATGGTGGGCAGCGCGTCAAGCTCTTCCTGCGTCCAGCGGTGGAAGCCGCCATCAGATTCAGACAGACCAAGTCTTGCGGCCACGCCGTCTGCGTCAAGACCTCCTGCGAGCTTCATAACATACACGTCTTTCGGGCCATACGTCCACCCATCAGGCGCGTACTCCGGGTTCCACGGAACGCGAGCAACAGGCTCAAAGCCATACTTCGCATAGAGGTTCACAAGGCCGTCACCGTAGCAGTCGAGTTTGTTTCCTCCGTTGTTGATCGAACTCATCAGAAGGGAGCTGCCGGCGCCACGTGCGGAGCTTCTCGGGTTTTTGAACACAGCCTCAATATCGCCATCCGCAGTAACAAGAGCGCCAGCCAATCCGTCCTTGCTCATAAATGTAACGGTTCCGGGCTGGGAAAGTTCCTCAACTGTTTTTCCGCTCACCATGAGGCCGTTGGGGTTGGTCTGTCGTGCTTGTTCAAGCGCAAAAGAAAAGAACTGGGGGTTACCTGTGGTATCCACCAGCTCCAAGGGCGTCGCTCCGGTTCTCTCTACCGCAGCATTAATATTTTCGGAGGGCGTCAGAAATTGACGTAATACTGAATCTCCGACAGAGGTTTGCCCTCTGCCGCCATCTGCTGTGCCCATTCCCTGTCCCAAGGGCAAAGCGTCTTCACCCATTCCTCGAACTGCATTTTCTCCTGTACGCTCATTCAGGGCACCTCCTTGCGCCATGTTGTTGATTTCATCATACACCTGCGCCTGCTGGTTGTCAATGGAGCGCAGGAACTTGCGGGTGTCGCTACTGGTATCCGGCAGCTTCACGCCGGTGGCCTGCTCAAAGGCCGCGCGGTTCACGCCACCGGGTTTGAGGGTTTCAAGCTGTGCGTTCGTAAGGGTTCCGCTGCGCCATGCGCTCACCACATCGTCAGCGCCGCTCTGTGCCGCCTGTGCGACGTTTTCGAGCGTGGGCAGGGGAGTATCATTCACGGAACCGGGAGCGGGCGTATCGAAGTCGTTGAGGCTGAAAGGCGCAGTCTTGCCCGCTGCCTGTGCCGCGTCGTCAACGCCACCGGCTGCTTTTGCCGCGTCGTCCACATAGTCGTACAGGCTGGGCGGCGGGTTAAACGCATTTTTGAGCTTGCTGCCGCCAGCTTTTACGAGGTCGGGCAGAATCTCACCGCCAAGATTGAAGGCAAGGTTCGTGCCTACGTTCTTTGCAATATCGCCCGCAATGCTGCCGGGGGTAAGGTATTCGCCGTAGTATTCCTCCACCATGGGGGCGATTTCTTCCTTTGTCAGCCCTTCATCCAGCCCACGGTTTACGGTCTCTTGCTGACGTGCATACTTGTATACGTCGTTAAAGAGAAGGGGCGCGGTGTCAAGCACCAAGTCCACGGATGTATCGCCAACAATGCCTGCGAGCGCGTCGGCAGTGCCAAGGCGGCCAACCGCGGGGAGCTTTTGAACCGCCTGCGCCACTGGCGTTGCGGCGGCGGCCTGCCCGATTTTCTGAAACGCAGGGATACCACGCGCAACGGCGGAACCGGCAGAGTACAGCGCCAGATTGCCGCCGATGTTGCCCCCAGTGTATGCGATGGGGCTTTGCGTCTGCGCGTTCTGGAACACGTCGGCGGCGGTGGGCAAATCCTCTCCGGGGTAGAGCTTTTCGTTCGCCCAGCCGGAGAGCTTGTCCACGCCCTCCTTGAAAAGCGGAATGGCATCCAGAACGCCCGCTCCAACGGCCTGCAAGTTGCTTGTCTTGGAGATGAGCAACTGCGCATAGTACCGCTTCATGGAAGCCTCTTCGCGTTGCTCTGCGGTTGCGCCTCTCTTGGCGTAGTACTTATTCGATTCGTCAACCAGGGATTTCGCGATGTCCCTCGCGTCCTTCTGCTCCAGCTTTGACAGCTTGTAGGACGGGTCGAGGTATTTTTCAATCCGCTCCTTTTGGGGAACGGCGGAGATTTTGCTTTTTTCCTTGCTGATGTACTCGGGGTCGTTGTTCAGCGCGTTTTCAGCCGCTCGGATATTTCTGGAAACATCCTCCGCCATGGCTTCAAGGGACTGCTTGCGCTCTGCAACAGAACTGCCAGCCTCATCACTATCGCCAATCTTGCGGAGCGCCGCCTGCACGGTTGCCGCCCGCTGTTCCAAGCTGGACAGCGCCGCTTTTTTTTCCTCCGTACTGAGCGCAGAATAATTCGGAATGGCAGATGTCGTCTTGACCGACTTGTCTTCGGATTCGCCTGTCACAAGCCGCCCGTGCGTGCTGTTCCTGATCGTGTTCGGCAAATCACGCCCACGGGTAGGAACTTTGGCCTTGCTCACGGCATACTTGCCCTTCGCCGTGGTCGCCGTGGTTGTAGTGGCTTTTTTCTGCTTGCCAGTGTCCGCCTGCTTTGCGGCGGGCGCCGTGGCGGTTTTGGTGGAAGTGACGCCAAGCGAGGCGATAGAGGCATCAAGCTCCGCCTGTTTCTCCTGCTCCTTCTGCTGCTTCTCGGGTTCCTTCTGCGCGGCTTTCGCGGCTGCCTGCTGCGCCTTGATCTGGGCTTGCTGCTGTTCAAGCACAAGGCCGTACAGTTCCTCGGTGGGGTCGTAGAGGCTGGGAATCTCGATGTTCCCGGTGGCATTCATTTGCTGAACTCCGCTGGAGGCGGCATTGGAGGCGGCCTGCTGGCCAGCGGATACCGCACTTTTCTGGTTCTGCTGATACTGATTCAGATAGCGGTTCACAAAGGATTGGTCTTTCGTTCTGGCCATGCAAGCCACCTCCTGTTATTTTACCGATACACCCACTGGCCCAGGTCTTCGTCCCACACAAGCCGCGCGCCGCTGGTGGGCACAGAAGAGCCCTGCTGCATGGACACAAGTTCGGTCGGATTGTTGGCAACCAGCTGGGCGAGCACGGGAGCGTACTCCGAAAGGCTCGCGGCGGCGCCGCTGGCGCGCTGTGCCTCAAGCTGGGCCATGTTGTTGTTATAGGCCTGCTGGAGAGCGCCGATCTGGTCCAGACGTTCGCTCTCGATCTCGTTGCGGCTGTTGCCGTAGTTGTTGTACAGACCTGCCGTGGTGGATTCCGCCACACCGCCGGTGAGACCCTGCGCGGAGAGGGTCTGCGGGAGATTCTTCAAAGTCATCATCTTGTTGATGTAGGCCTCCTGCAAGGCCTTGTCGGCAGCGTCGTTCACCTGCCCGGTGGAATACTCCAGATTTTTCTTCTGCTGCTCGGCACCGGCTCGATACGCGGCATCGCGCGCCGCCCGCTGCTGCGCCTGAATCTGCGCCAGAATGTCCGCATAGCTGGGGCCGGAGGGCTGCTGAACGGTCACGGTGCCGCCGCCAGAGCTACCGCCGGAGCTGCCAGAGCCGCCGGAGCCACTACTACCAGACGGACGCGACCCCATAGACCCGGACGGTGTAGAATAATCTGGTCTCGGAGTAATCGGTTTGTAGTTCGGGAGGCCGGGCCAAAGTCCGGACGGCTTTTCTACGGAACGACCACCAGTGTCGACTATATACGCCATTTGACTTCTCCTTTCTTAAAATCCCCAACCATTCGGTATTTCCGAACAGTTGGGGATTTTTCAGCAACTCATTTCTTCGCCTGCTTAACCAGCTGGTTCACATACACGGCGCAGCCGGCAACCAGAACGCCCTGCACAATAGCCGTAAACACCGCCATGGCGCATTCCTGCGGGCCGGTAATGATAGAAGTCGCCACGACCCACAGGGCCGCCAGCGCGACGCCCACAGCGCCCAGCGCGATGGGGATATGCTTGTCAGTGAAAGCCTCGGCGCTTTTCAGCCCCATGCCGATGAAGTACAGCACCGGGATGAGCACCAGCAGTTCGGGGCGGATAAATTCCTTCAGCATTTCGATGATGTCCATAAGTACCTCCTTAGTTTTTGGCAATCTGTTCCCGCTCGAATTTGCGGAACTCGTTCATGCTTTTTTCGTACTGGGCCACCCCAACCTCGATTTCTCCGTTGGGGCGGCCACGCTTTACCGCCATAGCCACTGCATAGGATAGCTGCGCCGAAGCCACCAGCAACGAGATGCGCAGCAGTTCGCTTTTGATGCGCTCCTTCTCCTTTTCCTCGGCACGTTCGTCCCGGGCCTTTTGCCGTTTGTTCCACACGGCCATGACGATGCCCACGACAATGCCCGGCAGAATGGCCCATAAGGCCTTAAAAACGATTGCCTCCATCTTATCCCTCCAAAGCCTTGCCCGCCGCCGCCAGCTTGTCCAGCAGGGCGGTCATCTGCTTGCCCTGCTCAGTCTGTGTGCTCTCGATGCGGCCCAGCGCAGCCAGCACCTCGGTCAGATCGACGGCGGGTTCCTGGGGCTTATCCTCCGGCCCCTGCGGTTCCTCCGGCTCTTCGGGGGCGGTGTAGTCCTCACAGCCAAGGCCCAGGCCCAGGGCCTTGCCCGCCACGGCGGCCCGGTCGCCCGCAGACATGGGGCCCACGATGATGTAGTCGCCGTCATCGACGGCGGCCACCGCCAGGCCCTCGGCCAGAGTGCGGATGGCGGCCCGGTCGCCGGTGGAGACAGGGCCGATTTTCAGGGTGTCGGACGTAAACATTGGCAATTCCTCCTTTTCATCATCCGGCTGGAAATAAATCCAGTCCCGGTCCACATTGGCGCTGCCCACGCCGTACTTGCCACCGTAGCCGATGCGCCCGAACTGCCAGCCGCAGAGCTTGTCCCCCAGGCTGGCCATATACTCGCCGTACCTGGTATGCACCTCCTCTATGGAGGAGCACCCATCGAAATCCGGGTCTTTGGGGTCTGCATAGTAGTAGGCCAGCCACACAGGGCAGGTCAGCGCGTCCATATCGATGCGGCTCTGTGCCCAGCTGGCCGAGCAATAGACGCAGGGGGTATAGCCCGCCTCGCGCAGCCGCTGGGCGGCCTCGTTGAGCAGTGCGGTGTTCTCCGCCGGGGTGAGAGTCATGGTCTGGCCTTTCTCCAGCTCCTGGTCCAGCGCTACCCAGCTGGTAATCCCCCTGCCCTCCAGAATCTCCAGCAGCACGTCCAAGTGCTTGTGCATGATGGTTCGGGCAGCGTTCACGTCACCGTCGTTTTTGTTGTAGTAGTGATGGGTCAGAAAGATGTACGCGCCGGTGCGCATGCCATCCGCCTGGCAGTCTGCTGCGAAGCGCTGGAACCTCACGTCCATGAAGTTGCCATAGGCCGCCCGCAGGATGACGGTGGAGACGCCTGCCTCCTTTGCTGTCCGGGGGTCAAAGGTGCTCTGGTGCTTGGAAATGTCGATGCCGTGAAATTTTTCTGCCATATGTTAAACCTCCGTCAGTTTGCCGGCACAAATGTCATTTTTTCCACCGACCCAGAGAAGACGGTGGAGTATATTTTTGCGCCCTTTGGCACATATACGGTCGCCATCCCGCCAACCGTAGAACTGCTGAAAACGCTTGCGAGGTAATTGCCGCTTGTGGGGTATGTCTCGTCTCGGATGGTCGCCACGGAACTCCCAGTTGTGGCAATCAGCGTGACCCATCCTGCGCTCGGCGTTGTGTATGCGGTATGTTCTCCGGTGGAGCCGGTATACGCCGTAATGTCTACCAAAGCCCCATATCCTGATATTTGGGAGCTTCCGCCACCAGAAACAGTCAAGGTGGTTCCATTGAGCCAGCACGCCACGGTTGCCCCGCTTGCCCATGCGCCAGTCACAAGGGCGGCTCCGTCCTGCGTCTGCGCAGTCACGGCGGTGCCATTGACAGTGATGGTGTCGCCCTCGTTATAGGCGGCATCGGCCACAAATTTGATATTGTTGCCAGTGCCGTTCAGCGCGTGGGTAGTGCCGCTTGTGTCGCAGGTGTAGGTGGAAATCCCGTTGTCTGCAGAAATCGCACGATTTACGGCTCCAGGCGTATCAGAGGCATAATCAGATTTTTGCATCGATCCTGTAGCCGATTCGGAGATGGCCGCGAAAATGTCTTTTTGCTGCCCGGTGGGATCATAAACCGCCTTGGACATATCACCCGCACCAATCTGCGCCACCTTCTCGTTGATAGCGGCGTCGGTTTCCGACTTGGTGTAAGCGCCAGTTTGTGCAGCTGTTACAGCATGGGGGTTGCTCGTATTGCTTTTATGCTGCTCAAGGTCCCCGGCTACCTCGTCCTTTCCGCTGTTTGCCGCCTCGTGAATCGCGCTCACTACGTCTTGCACCGTTGGCTCTGCTGATAAGCCGTCTGGCACAACAGCGCCAATATTACCAGCCGCAGTAGTCGCTCCCAGCTCGTCCACAAGCCTGTTTACAGCCGGGATGGCAACTTCGCGCACGATCTGTTCGACGCTTTCCTGCATTTCGGTAACGGAAAGGCCGGGAACCGCAGGCTGCCCGATTACTCCCTTACCCTGCAAGTCTGCAGGAACGATTTTTGTAAAAGGCATGTTCTCACCCCTTGAAGTTTCCGTTTTCCACATACTCGATGGCCACGTCGTTGATGCCAAAAGGCTCATTCAACACGTCGTTCTCAAGCCGGAATCTCGATTTGTCCACTTTCTTGATGCGCACCTTTGTGGTAATGACCTGCGGCGTCTCGTCGTTGGACCAAGAGAACTTCGACCAATCGAGGTACTGCCAGTTGAAGTATCTCGCCCTGGTGTCGTCCTCCTTGATGAACGTCCAGATGCCGCGCCGACGGCCGTACAGCTTAACGCTCGTTGCGATTGCAGCCGCAAGGCGCACCGCCAGAAAGCGGAATGTCTTGTTTTTGTAAAACAGCTTTCCGCTGAAATCCGGGGTTTCCCAGCAGCAGTAAATGGGCTGCCCGTCGTCGTTATACGACAACTGGCTTGCTGGGTCGTCGTAGAACTGACAGATGCGGCCGTCAGGGGAACCGAAGAACAGCTGCCCTTCTCGCTCCCACATCACCCTTGCGGGCACATTCGTGCGGTAAAATGCCGCATATTGCCGCGTGGAGTACGGCATGCTTTTGTCAGTTTGAAGCGGCTGCAGGCCGTCCAGGATGTACGCCACGCCATTGATGCAAAGCCAGTACAGGTCCTTGTACACAAAAGCAAACGCTTCCTGCAAGTTTTCCTCTTCCAGGAGCTTTCCGTTCACAAAAAAGCTGCGGTTTTGCGCATATTTCTCGCCGGTGATGTCCTGCGCGGTGATGGCATAGACGCCAAGTTTCGTGAGGAATAGAGGCTCGTTCACGAGATACGCAAAGCTGTATGTGGCAACAGCGCCCCGCCCTTGCAGGGTGTTGACCACGGGGAAAACCGCTTCGCTGTCTACAAGGTCGCCCTGGCGGATAACGACGTTACGGCCGTCTGCCTGATCGTCCTTGTGCGTGGCCAGCCGGTCGTTGATGATGCTGTATCCCACAATGGCGCTCTTTTCCGTGCCAATGACGGAATAGCCGGTGTCAGGCCAATATGTCGGGTCGTTCTGCCCGCTGTGCCAGTCGTAGTTCACGAAGTCAGGGTTGCCGGACAAAAACAGTCTGTCCGCCGCGCCGTTCACGCCAAACAGGGTGCCGAACCTGCACTTGTTAATTCGGTCCGCGTACCCTGCCACAAGGCGGGATGCCGTGATTCTGACGTTGTCCTCGCCGGTAATCGGGCTTTTCCCGGGTGCGGTTGTAAAAGTCACCTTTCCGGCCGCAAGGTCTGCTGTGTAGTCCGTACCAGCACTAAGCGTTTTCCAGGTACCGTTGGATTGCAGCTTCTCTACCAGGACCACCGCGTCCAGGCCGGAGAACGTCATGCTGTACACTTTGTCCGTCTCGGTGCCCGCAAACAGTTCGATGAAGGCCGGCTGGATCAAGTTTAAATCCTCAAACGGAGTGCCGCCTCCTGTAGGAGACTTTGCAATCGTCAGGGTTGGGATTTTTGCAGCGGTGGATGTGAGCTTCACGTCTGTGCCGTCATACGTCAGCAGCGCTTTGCCATCGACGATGTACAGGTTTTCGCCAAACTGCCAGCTCTGGCTTCGCTCGTCGTTCGCCTCGGAATAAACCTCGTCGTCGCCTTTGTACAGCTTTGTTCCGCTATGAACAAGTCCGTCCGTGTCATCGCGTCGGAAGTGCACCCCGTTGATGCACTCGGAATACTGCTTTACAGTGTGCCACCCCATGCTCTTGCGGACCTTCCCGGGGACATCGCGGATCATATTTGGAGCGTTCGGGGATTTCTTCTCGTCCACGTTGGTGGGGCTGTTGGTGAAGTCGACCCCGTGAAACTCGTCTATCACAAGTATGCTGCGGGAGGGCGCCGCAGGTACTGAAAACTGTGCCATACTGCCCCTCCTTTATGCCCATCCGTCAAGGCTCTGCCATGTGTCGTAATAGACGTTCGCGGCCTTGCTCTTGAGGCCTTCGCGCGCCACCTCGAACTCGTTACGGTAGATGGTGGCGATGGAATTGTCGTCGTCCTTGTAGAGCTGGCTGGCCATGTACAGCGGAAGGATGGTCGCCACATCCGCCTCCAGGGGAACTTCGTAGTCGTCCGGCGTGTCGGAAGTAAACGGGGCGGGCCATGCGTCGTAGTGAATCTCATACTCGCCGTCCCATTCGCTCGGAACGATCAAATACTGCTCGGATGCAAACCCGTATCCGCGCGCCGGCGCGATCTTGTCTCCGTCCACCTTGTAGACCTCTGCCTCACCAACTCGGTAAAAGTCGGCGGCCAGCTGCTTCATGTCGTACCTTCGGCTGTATTCGCCCGTCTCCTCCGGGGTGACAGAGAGCGTCACGCTTTTGCGCATATACATGTTTTGCGTCACCACAAGCTGCAACGCCTCGTTTGCCGTTTGAGGCATTGCGGCCAGATAGTCCCGCGTGGTCTCGTCGTTCACAAGGGTGTTGCCGTCTGCGGAAAACAACTTCTGCAGGGTGGCCAGCTTGATGTCAAACCATGTCATTTCTTCACCCCTTAAAAGGAAAGGCCCGCCGCCTTGTGAGCAGCGGGCCTTGATCTTTACGCGGTCAGCGCAGTGCCGGTGGTAACACCCTCGCCAAACAGCGCCATGCAGCGCCAGTCGAAGAAGCCGGCGCCGAAGCGGGCGCGGCCCTTGAACACGTTGGCATCGGTGTTGGGGTCGATGTCGCTGCGCACGGTCAGCGGCACACGGTCCAGCCAGGGCAGGCACTCGTAGTTGTCCTTGAACTGGCTGTCCATCATGATAAAGTACGGCTTGTTGCCGATGGCCTTGGGCAGGTAGTTCCAGACGATCACGTTCCACAGGCCGACCTGGAAGTTGATGGCGTTGTTCGCGCTGTTGGGGTCAAAGTCGCTGCCGGCCATGGCGAAAATCTCTCGCTTCATGCTGCCCACGTTGGGGATGATGATGGTGTCCGGGGCGATGTTCAGAAGGTTGCCGTCATCGTCGGTGAAGGACTGCATATGCTCCTGCACCTGGTCAAAGATGCTGGTGCCGAAGGTGCCCTGGAACAGGTTACTCTGCAGCAGCTTGTTGCCCTTGGTTTTGCTGGGATGGCTCTTGTTGAACAGGGCCACGCCGTCGGCGCTGGCGGTGCTGTAGGTTTTGCCGTTGATAACGGTGGTGCCGGTGGCGGAAGAGCCGCCGTACAGCAGCTGCGCGGCGAACTTCTCACGGGTGCGGTTATAGCTGGTGGCGAAGATGCCGGCGCGGCTCTTGATCTTGCCGAACTTGGCGTCCTCCACCATTTCCTGGGTGACCTCAAAGCTGGACTTCCAGGTGGTGGGCTCGATCACCTTAGAGAAGCCCTCCTGCATGCCGGTCTTGGGGTAGGCGCCGTTCTCGCCAACGTCCTCAAAGTCGCCCAGGCTGGTCTCGCTGGTGTACTTCTCCGCAAAGTTCTTGGTGGTGTCCATGTAGTAGATTTTATCGATCATGGACATCTGCTCGAAGGCTTCGACGTTCTTCTGAATCACAGCTTTGATCGGCTCCTGGCTTTTGCCGAAGATGCTGTCGTTCAGGCCGCTGCCTTCGGAAAAAATGATATTGGCCAAACTCTTTCTCTCCCTTCTTGTTATAGCGACGCCGCAACAACTGCGGATGTCGCCGCACTTTGTTTCGTGCCTTTGAATTTGCCTGTCCCCGTGCACTCGCACACAAGCGTTTTACCGACCTGTTGCGATGTGGGGACAAACGTTTTGCTCACAGCTTCGCTGATGTCGGAATACTGTGAGCCGGAATCATCAGACTGCTTCCATTTGTAAGTTACCGTTGCGTCAGGCGGGGACGCATTCGCTGTGAGCGTTTGCCCCTCTTGAGCTGTCCCGCTGATGGATACGCTCTCAAGAGGGGTCTTCATTCCCCCGCCGGCTGCTCCTTGAAATAGCCGCGCACGACGGCGTTCGCGCCGTTCTCTGTGTAGGTCACAATGAACGGCCCGGCAGCGGTTGCGGTCACAAACTCGGCACTGGACGCATCGATCTGCACAGAAGTGCCAACCTTGTCTGCGGTAATTGCCGCAGTGCTCAAGGTCTCAAAAATCGTAGTGGGCAGCACACGGATGACGGGATAGGTGCCATCTTCGCGCTGAGGCCCATTGGTGATATAGGCGGGCATGTCGGTAGCGCCGCACTTGGCCAGCTGGCCGGAAGCCAGTTTGCAAGCAACGCCGAGGCCGAGAGAGGCCGCGCCCTTGATGTATGCGGTGGGTTCCACGTCCGCGATCTCGCGGCGATAAACCAGGAACATAGTTTTCCTCCTTTACTTGTTGAACTGCTTGTGGTAGTCTCTGGCCTCTTTGGTGGTAAGACCGAATCTGTGCCAGATTTCAAGGTCTTCCGTGGTGAGGCCGTTGTCGTCTGTCTTGCCCCCGCCAACGGGCGCAAGGTGGGATTTCCCACGGGCGGAATTGATGGCCGCCTGGGTGGCCGCCTTCGCGGTGTTCGCCTTTGCCTTGTCGTAGTCGACCGCCTTGTAGGCGCTCACAAGGTCTGCGCCTTTGCGGACCAGAGCATCAAACTCGGGGAAGTTCTCCATGGTGAGAAGGTCCTCGAATGACTTGATGGACGGGTCCAGCTTAGAAAGCTCCGTGATCTGCTCGTTGAGCTGCCGGTCACCCTCTGACCGGATACGCTGGTGCTCGATGTCGGCGCGCATCTGCGCCTCTCTCACTTCCATCGCATCGGAAACACGCTTGTTTACAAGCGCTTCCAGATCGGAAGGCTCAACACGCCCGGTCTGCGCGATACGCTGGCGAATCGCCAACTCCTTCTGCGCATCCAGCGCTTCAAAATAGTCCTTCTCATTCTGGATGGGCTTGCCGGTGACGGGGTTTGTAAATCCGGCAAAGCGGCGGGCAAACTCCGCATCGCGCGCCGCAAGGGCTTCCGCGATCTGGCGCTGCGCGTGCTGCTTTGCCTCCTGTTCGGCTCGGCGGCGGGAAATCTCCCACCGGTTGTTTTCGGAAAGCGGGCGTTCCTCCTGGGCTTCAGGCTCTGCAGCGGCCTCTTCGGCTTCGGTGGAGGTATCGGCCACGGTTTCCTCTTCCTGTGCAGGCGCAGCTACTTCCTGCTCAACAACGCTGCTGTTCAGTTCATCCATAATAGACCTTTCTGCCCATCGACGCCGGGCCGGCTAAAAAGTCACAGTTTTGCGGGCTACGACGCCGCCCGCAGGGCTAAATGGTCACTTGCTGGCGCGCAGGTCGCCGCCCTTCTTCACGTCGGGCTTCTTGGTGTTGCCGCCCTTCTTGGTGGCGGGCACCATCTGGTTGCCGGTGTTGCCGATTTTCAGACCGGCGCTACCCTTCATGCCTTTCATTCGGTTTCCTCCTTTCCAGCAGACTTTGCCACGTCAAGCTGCGTTTTCACGGTCTTGACGGGTCGGTTATGGTTCTCACACTTGGGGTTCCGGCAAACGAAATCGTTCACCAGAAAGAAAGCGGGCGGGTCGCCGGCATCATACTCATACCGGCTGCTCGCTCGCATTTCCACTTTGCATTTGGGACACTGCATTTTGCTCCTCCACATACTGCGCCATGAGGGCGCGGACTTGCGCGGCATACGGGAACTCTGCCGCCTCCAGCATGGTCCACAGCCGAAGCGGCGTCTGCGGGTCGTTCAGCGGGCCAAAGGCTCCTGCCTGATATTTCAGGTCAAGCATTTCCCACAGGTTTGCACGGCTTGTCATGGTGTTTGCACTGGAATCCACGGTAAAAATAAACTCGTCGTTCCAGTACCATTCGCCCGCCTCGTCCTGCTTTAGGAAATCCCAGCGGTTGAAATGGGAATACATCGTGGAGCCGTCCGGGTTCTTCACGCTGAACGGGATGGGCTGGTCAGAGTAGGCCAGCAGATAGTGGAAAATCGCCCGGTAGAGACGGGAGAAGGCGATGTTCTTCTGTTCCCGCTTGGACTGCAAGCGGCCCGCTGCCTGATTGGCAGAGAACTGCTTTGCGGTGCCGCTGGTAGCCGAAGAATCGTACTTGCCCTGGTACGCGTCGGTGATGCCCAAGGTGCTCTTGGCCCACTGATAGTTCAGCTCCAGGGCGTTCATTTCCTTGCTCACGTCGGGCTGGACATTGGTAACCCCGATCAAGGCCTTTTCGTTCGCGCTCTTCACACGAACGACCTTAAACTCTCGGTCTGTGGTCTCGATGTTCACGCCGTCGGGAAGAGTGATGAAGGAACCGCCCTTCAAAATCTTCTCGTCGATCTTGGAGCCCATCTTTTTGATGGCATCCTGCTGGTCCATGACCACAGCCACGTCGCTGCCTCCAAGGAAGCTGTCGGCCTTGCGAACGTTGCGCCGCAGGATGATGGGGTACATGCCCGGGTTGTAGCAGGGGATCTTCGTCTCCTCGGACGCCATCTGCACAATCGGCGCGCCGCTTTCGTCCAGAACGGCCTCGCCGTTCACGTCAGTGACGGTGACCTCCACAGGCTCGGTGTACCGGGGGATGTCAAGACCTTCCGGCACGGGCTGCTCTGTTACAGCGCGCTCCTCAAACCGGCGGCTGCCGCACTCGCAGACGGGTCCGGTCTTTACCGCGCCGCAGTCTTTGCAGTATTCCAGCCGCCGCGCCTGATAATCGTCCATGTCCACAAGAACTTCGTCGTCCACCCAGGAGAACATGCCAATCTTGCCGTCTTTTTTGTAATAGGCGATGTTCTGCGTGACGATGTCATCACAGGAACCGACATCGCCGCGAATTTCAGGCTGTTCCTCACCGGCCAGGGACACATCCACGCCGTAGCGCTCTTTGATGTATTCCTTCGTCTGCGCAAGCTGGACGAACACATAGTCCATGCGCTCCAGCTCGTAAACGCCCGGCTGGGGAATGACCTGCTTTGGGTGCAGCTCGGTGACCTTGACATCGCCAAGGTTGCAGTGCGTTCCGGCCGCAGGGTCCCACTCGACAAGCCACAGGCTGCCGCCCTCGATGGGCACGGTGCGCTCCTGCAGGTCGTTCAGCTCCTGCAAAGACTGGAGGGAGATTTCATGCCGCAGAACTGCCTCGATGTTGCGCGCAAGGTATTTGTCCTCTTCGTGGATAGCCTCCACGCGCGGCATGGGGACCGTGCTGTCTACCTGACTTTCAATAAGCTCATATACGATGTTGCGAACGTTGGAGCTTTTGCGCGTCGCTTTGCGGCCGCCGTTCGGGTCGTCCTGCGAAATCCGGGTGCCGTCGTAGTAGGCGTTCCACTCGATCATTTTGTTCAGGGTGTCCTGATACTCCGCACGCGCCCTGGAAAGCCGGTCTTGCCAGACCTGCAATTTGTTTCGCGCTTTTTTCAAATGGCCTTCGCCTCCTCGTTAAAACGGGTTCCCGTATTTCTTGATAAGATACGCCTTGCCTTCGCTGTCGGCGTTCTCGTAGTCCTCATAGAGATCGGGCTCCCAATGCACCTTTCTGCGGCTCTCCGTTTTGGCCGCAGGATTCGTCCACCAGACACAAAAATACCGCAAGCTATCGACGGCATGCGTCAAGCTGTGCGGTTCCTTTGCGTAGACGTTCGGGTTGCGTTCGTCTTTTTGGATTTTGGTCATGCAGTCCACAAGGTTTTTGCACCTGTAAAACTGCATATAAGGCTTACCTTCGCTGTCCAGAGACAGCCATTCCTTGATGGCCGCGCACCCGGCAGCAAAGTCGCGGCTGCTCATGGTGAGGTTTAGTCCCGCTTCGCTGAACAGCTGCGCGCGGCTCTTGCCGCTTTCCTGGCTACGGTTCCACAGGTCAGGCGGGGCAAGGAACAGGTCAATGTCCTCCCCCGCGCTAAGCTGGTTGATGATCTCCGCAGCCTGCCCAATGGTCTTATTCGGCTCGTTGTACTCCCGGTATACGACCGCGTGGTTCGTGGTGTCGATGTCCACCCAGTGCGCCGAGAGCATATCAAGGCCATAGTCGATTGTGACGTATTTCCGGCCCGGAACTTCCGGCGGCTTCGACGCCCTGTGAACGTCTTTCAGCTCCGGGAAGAACGCGCCCCCGGGGACCGTCAAAGCCTCTTCGACCGTGGCGGGGTACTCCTCCATGGTCTTGTCCTCGCCCAGCGCGCCAAGGGTGCTTTTGTACCACTTCTCGTCGCGGCGCGGGTCCGCAGACCACGGCAGAAAGATTTTGTGAAAGTCGTTCGTGGGGTTCGTGAAAATCTCCTCGAACAACGTGCCGCGCTTGATGGTGGAAAGCCCGATCACTCGGCCACCGTGCGGGCGGTTTACGATGGGAAAAGCAGACTGCCAGATTTCCCTCGCGTACTGCTGGAAGGCCCATTCGTCAATGACGATCAAATCGGCTGTAAAGGAACGGCCTACCGAAGGGTTAGACGCAAACCCCTTGAAAACACTGTCCGGCGCGCCGGGATGATGAATCGTCAGGCTCAACGCAGATTGGTCAAATGTGGGGCCCGCCCACCCTTCCGGAACCTCATTCGCCGGCGCTACAAACTCCGGCATGTGCTCGAACATCACCCCAAGACGGCGAACAAGCTCTTTCGCCTCTTCCTCGGAACGAGACAGGCCAACCACCGTTCTGCCCGTCCAAAGTATCATCAGACGCGCGGATTCCGCCAGCGCAAGCCATGTGAAGCCAAGCTGCCGCGCCTTGAGCACAATGCAGTGACGGTGCTCCGCAAACGCCTTGAGCGCCATCTTCTGCCCGTCCCACAGCGTGAACGGCTGAATCAGCTCGTCAGCGTCCTTGTCCTCGATGTGGCAGTAGTTCTCCACAAAGTACACAGGGTCGCCCTTGCAGTATTCAGCCTCCGCTTGCCTCAATTCTGTCGGTGTCATGCTTCCCTCCGGGGTGATAGCAGGTGATAGCACTTTGTGATAGCAGTGCTATCAGTTTTAGGGTGAAATGCTATCACTTTTGGGCCGGGTGCTATCATTTTTTGCCCCTGGTGATAGCACTTCTCCCGGGGATGTGATAGCAGGTGATAGCAGGTGAAAAATTCTAAAAAAATTTTGGGGAGGGCATATACATACACGCCCTTCCTCGCACGGGGGACTACCCTTTGGGAGGGGTGGCATAGGTTGGGGCCCACCAGAGACAGAAAAAAATCCGCCGCCGATGGGCCGCTCACCCCCTTACAAAGAGCAGGGCCAGGGCCTGCCGTGCCTCGTGAATAGCCGTTGCACCGTTTCCCCCGCCGTGCTCTTTTAATGCCTGTTGCCGTGTTGCAGTTTCGCCAAATACCTATTTTGCGAAGCGCACCGAAACGTATTCACGCCGTTTGTTGGAGTTTATAGGATGTGTTCCTGTTTACGCTTCACCGGTTTTGTCTTTATGTTGCAAACGGGCCTCAAGTTTCGCCATCAGCCGCCGGTCACCATCGGTCACGCCCTCGGACACGTGCACTTGCTCCACCGGCTTGTCGCCCACGGAATCACGCACAAAGGCCGCCGCCTTCGTGTTCCCCGCTTGGGCCTCCAGCAGCTGTGCAATGGCGAGGCACTCGTAGGCCGTGACGCTCTTTTTCCCCGTCTCTTCTGCGTAGCGCGCTACCGCCTCATTTGTGACGCTTTCTGGCATTTTTGCAGCTAAAAGCTCCTCGTATATCTCCCGGATAGCCTTTCGCTGCCGCGCTTTTGCCATCTGTGCGGCCTGTCCCTTGCGTCTGATAGCCTTTGCACGTTCAGGGTCTACCTTGTCCAGCTCGTCAAGCGGCCTCATGTTGGCCTTTCCCGCCTGTGCGCTTGTGGGTGATTGCATGCGGCCGAGAGAATCCATTTTGCGGCCTTCTGCGCCTTCGCTGTGGTTATTCACTTTGCGCGCCTTCTGCCGTTCCTCTACGTTCGCTTTTGCCATCGTCTCACCCCCTCGCTTTGGTCTCCATAATCTGCCGGAGCTGTTCGCGCAGCCATGCGGCCGCATCTTCGGTGCCCGCCGCCGCTTGTACTGCCTTTCGCGGCAAGCTCACTTTGAGGCGTTCGCCGTCGTCCAGGTGTTCCCGTACCGCGTCCAGCATCCAGGTGTTGACGCTATCACGGCCCGCCGCCTTGCGCACTCTGGCGTGGAGTTCCGGCGGCATACGCACCAGCACCGCCACACGATCCGCCATAAACTCACCCCCCAGGTACTAAAAAAGCGCCCGCAGGCCGTAGCCCTTGGACGCTTCAAGGTATATCTTTTACTGTACCAATTATAGCACTTTTGGCGGGAAATTTCAAGCATTAAGTCCCGATTTTGTCCCCTTTTTCTTTCTCCATCCGATTGCACACTGCCGTATAAATAAATGCGTTTGTGCTTTGCCCTGCTGCTGCCGCTGCCGCTTTGATCCTATCCCCCTCACCCTTTGGCACGATGAAGGAAATCCGATCATAAGCCCGCGCATTGTATGCGTTTTTGCTCTTCGCGCTGGTCTTTCCGCCCATGGTATCACCTCCTGCTTTTTATATATACATTATAGCGGCCATCGCATGGTTGCACAAGTATGCAAAATGCACAATCAGCCGGTGGCATACTTGCGCAAACCTTGTGCAATATTCCATCTTGCATACTTGCTCAAGTAGGCGTATACTGAAAACACAGCAAAGATAGCGGCCCGCAAGGCCGGCAAACAGGAGGGCATGAACCATGAAGAAAATGAGCATCTACGACGTGTACATCGACGACGGCCGCAGCGCCATGAAGATCACCGTCCCCGCAGAGAACCAGAAGGCAGCCGAGAAGTATTGCGAAGGCAACGGCGAGATTGTTTGCACTCGCCTGAATCCGACGATCCAGAACATTGACCTTGATTGTCTGGCTGGAACGCTTCGCTCCCACGGCTGGGGTCAGCTGGAAATCGACATCATCACCCGGGCGCTGGCCCAGGTTGGTCTTGATAGATAACTCGTCCCGGCGAGTATAAACAGGGCATCAAGCCGGGAGCGTCCCGCCGATCTGGCGGGGGTTGCCAAACCAAAGGAGGAAACGAGATGGAGCGCAGAATGCCTTACAGCCTGTATAAAACAGGCTACCAGGATTTCCCGGCCACCGATTACGACCCCAAGACAAAAACAATTTTGGTTTCACTTCCGGAGATGCAGCGCCGAGTATGGCCAAAAGACTGGCGAAGATCCGGAAACAGCTTCATAACCCCCAACGGTTGCACGGTCTATTTCTGGAACACCGGAATCGCACAGAACTACGATGTGCACGGGCCTTATACTCCGTACAATCGCAAGACCCGCACGATCCCAGCAGGATTTCACGCTTTTCAACGCGTCATTGACACAGTAAATGAATTTGGAGGTATAAACCATGACTAACACCGAGATTATCACCCGCACCGCCATTGCCGAGGGCCTTTTTACCGAGGCCGAGGCCACCGCCATCATCGCCAGCGGCCGCCGGCTCCCGCTCCACACTTATCAGGAGTGGCGCAGGATGGGCTACCAGGTGAAGCAGGGCGAACACGCCGCCCTCACCGTGGTGCTCTGGAAGTACCGCAGCGAGACCGTGGAAATCGACGGCCAGGAAGTCGAGAGCGGCGACTGCTACCGCACCACCGCCCACCTGTTCACCGCCGCGCAGGTCCAGAAGGCCGCGCCCGTGAAGGTCAAGACCCGCGAAGAGATTATTGCCTACAATCGCATGTTGGCAGAGCAGCGCAAGGCCGCTGCCTGCTGAACGACACGCCCACCCCGCCGGGCCAGTGGCGGTGAGAAAGAGAGGCAAATGTGTGGTTTTTGGAATACAAGCAGCTTTACATCCCAAAGACAGAGCTTACCAGAAACAGAACGTGCCAGTCATACAGGTGGAAACAGTACGCGAAGTGCGAGGACAGGGAGCCACTTGAAGATATTAAATCGTCGCAGAGCAGGCCTGAAGATTGGCGCATTGTCGAATACCCCACCTGACGAGAGCCGGACGGCAACCGGCCGAAACTTCCCGACATTATTGTCGGGAAGTCGTGGGAAGCCACAGGAATGAGCAAGAGATAAGGAGTTAGACATGACCAGAGGGTGGAACATTCCGCTCCTTTTTGCGAAAAGGGGTTGACTTTTCGGAGTTCAATAAATATAATTGAATTACCGGAGTTCAGAAAGTGAGGTGAAAGGATGTCTCCGAGGACAGGGAGGCCGAAATCCGAAAGCCCAAGAACAAACCAGATAAGCACGAGAATGACAGACGAAGAGCTCAAACGCCTTGATGATTACTGTGCGAAGCACAAGAAAGAACGGGCGAGCACTGTGCGAACGGCTGTTATTGAGTTTTTGGACCGGCACGAAAAAAAATAAGGCGCTCGCTCCCACCTACCACAGCGAAGCGAACGCCTTAAACACCACCAGAGAAAGCCTCCGGCAAATCCATTATAGCATGGGGTGCTTTCTCTTAC